TTATCAGAACCTATGGGATTAATTTGGAGAAAATGGGCTAAAGCGATAGGTGAAAAGTCCGGAGATTCAGATAGAGAGGCAGATATCATTGCCTTAATTCGTACAGTCATTCTATTGATATATGTTATTACAAATTTTGTAATCATTGCTGGAGTTTTAAGGCACTGGAATGACTAAATAACTATACTATCACAACACACACAATGGTAGTATAACACACACAGGAGAAAACTATGTCAAATATGACACCTTTTGAAATTCGTCTTGAACTATTAAAAATGGCAAAAGACATGCTATATGATGATTACTTCGGTACAAGAGAACGCATTTCCAATAACTGGCAAATGCAATGCGAAACAGCTAGACACAAAGGTGAAACACCACCTGAGCATCCTGGCTTTCCAACAATCCCCTCAGAATCAGATATCATTAATAAAGCACATGCTCTAAATGGCTTTGTGTCTAATGTTTCTGCACCAGAAACAAAAGTTTCTGTTAAGAAAACAACTTCTTAATTAGAGGGTGAGGGACTTCGGTCCCTCAAAACACACACAAGGAGAACTATGAAAAGTAAACCAATACTTTTAAGTTTATTATTTGCAACAATAATTTTAACTTTATCATGTATTAATGTTGACACATATAAAATATTTCCATATAAATCGACATTTAGTGAACTAACAGCAGATGCCAAAAAACAGGTAACTTGCCTAGCAGAGAATATCTACTTTGAAGCAGGACATGAGCCAAAAGAAGGACAAGCAGCTGTTGCATTCGTAACTTTCAATCGTATTCAAACTGGTAACTATGGTAATACGATATGCGAAGTGGTACAACAAAAAACAAATGGTACATGCCAATTTTCTTGGTATTGTGACACCACATTTACCTCTAGACGCTTGACAATCAAGCACACTCCATTGTATAATGAGATTCTACAGTTATCAACTAACATGTATTTGAACTATGAGAGAATCACAGATGTAACAAATGGGGCAACGTATTATCATGCTGATTATGTGAGTCCAGGGTGGACAAAACTAAAAAAGGAGACACAAATTGGCAGGCATATTTTCTACAAAAGTAAAGGCGACAAAATTGACAGAAATAAAGGAATCATCTAAAATGAATAAAGATATCGTAACTATCGCAATATCGGTAGTAATTATATTATGTACCGCAATTGTCGGAGCAATCGTGTATAATGTTAATGATAGAAACAACATGGCGAAAAATATCGAGGCTGCAATTGCCAAAGGTGTAGACCCATTATCTGTAAAGTGTGCATACGAAACAAATGTGAATTCAGTTTGTATTGCATATTCAATGGCAAAGAAATAATTTAAGGAGTATATTATGGCTGTTCAGCAATTGAGTGTTAATCTTCTTTCTAATCCAGAAGATAGAAAGAAACTTTTAGGTGTTATTAGTGAGTGTTCTGATGCAATGACAAGAGCACAAGCAGAAAAAGATTTGATTAGAGAATCTATTTCTGATATCAGTAAAAAATTGCAATTACCAAAACGTCTTGTTGCAAAGATGGTAAAGGTTTATTACAAACAAAACTACGATGAAGAAGTAGCTGTACATGACCAATTCGAAACTCTATATGAAACTGTGGTAAAATAATGCCTAAATTTACTTTTATTTGTGAACACGATGACGGCACAAAAAATACACATGAATGTGATGAAGTTTTTCTACCGAATGTTTTAGAAAACTTTGAAGCCTTTTTGCGTGGCGCTACTTTTTATTTTAATGGACATTTAGACTTCTTTAATGAAGAACTAGATGAAGACTATGATGGCATGGAAGAATATAATACACCAGGATATCAATCGTTTGATAGTATGGTAAATTCTTTGATGAGTGCAAATCATACAGACACTATTGAACAACCTACTCCAGGCAAATGCTCAGTCTGTGGTTTACCAGAAGCTGTTATGAAAATCCATAAATGCTGGGATGTAAAATGCCCAATTCAAGGTAATCATACTCATGCCTACTAGAGATGAGATGGCGAAATTCGCCAGAGCTATTGATTTGATAGTTGCAGCTACAGACTACAACTACATTGAAGCAATTGTCGAACATTGTAAAAATACTGGTCTTGAACTTGAAGTTGCAGCCACATTAGTGAATGCAAATTTAAAGGCCAAGATTGAGAACGATGCTATGGACAATAATATGTTGAAAGAAAAAGGATCTAGATTGCCAATATGACTGGTTATGAAACATTTGGATTATATCAAGCTCTCAAACTACATTTTACACAAGAATCATATGACTTTTTCAAATACAACGGAAAGACTAATGTCTCTGTAACTACGTTTGAGAATCGTAAAGACAAATACCATTTTTATAAATTGTCTCGTAGACTTGCACAAAAAGAAGACATGATTGATTTTATTGTTGCAAATCTAGTGGAAGATGAGAAGACTTGGGTCGGCTCTTTATTGATGGAAGAATCTGAAGTGAATTATCGCAAACACCAAAAAGTAATTCAGTCAATGTCGTATACATTTGAAAATGATTGTCAAAAACTATTTGATGGCGTTAAGAATCCAAATGATATACTAATGACTGATGGTGACTATCCTGTTCTTCTTAAAAAGGGTCTACAAAAATCTGTAAATATTGAATCGGTGTGTCTATTAAACAACATGCTTGGGTTTGTACCAATGTGGACTAAAAGAATTGCCGATACAATACATTGGCCAAACTATCGCATGAAACTACTCAAGTATTCCGCATTTATCCCCAAAGATGATGTAAAATATAAGTTAATTCTAAAAAAGGTGTTGAATGAAAATTAAGAAGATTTATTTGGATATGGATGGTGTTCTCTGCGACTTTGATAAAAGGTTCAAAGAGTTGTTCGGTGATATTAATAACAAGTATCGTGACCGAAAACATTTCACCGACCACTGGCCAAAATTCATCGAAGCACAAAATTTTAAAACACTTGAAATGTTTCCTGGTGCTAAAGAACTCTTAGAATTCGTCAAAGAATTTCCAAAAATTAAAATTGAGATTCTAACTTCCTCTGGTGGTGAATTGTACCACGATGAAGTAAAGAAACAAAAGAAATATTGGTTGCGTAATCATTCAATTGATTATACAGCTAATGTAGTGCCTGGTCGTTCCCACAAGAAAGACTATGCAAAACCTAATACGATTCTAATTGATGACACAGAAGATGTTGTTATCTCTTTTAATCGTGCTGGAGGCATCGGTATACTTCACAAAGATATCGGTGAAACTCTAGACCAACTGAGAACTCTGCTTGCATCGGATACTAAATAAATGTATATTATGCTGTTGTGGATAATCAACTATACTCCGTTAATACTACGTCTATACAAAGGAAAATTATATGACTTCATTCGCTAATCTCAAGCGCAATCGCAACTCTTTTGAAAAACTTTCTAAAGCAGTTGAAGCAACCTCAACAGGTACTTCAGATTCAAACTCCAAAGAAGATACACGCTTCTGGCAACCAGAAGTAGATAAAGCTGGTAACGGCATGGCTGTTATTCGTTTTCTTCCTGCACCATCAGTTGATGGTGATGATGCTCTTCCTTGGGTTCGCACTTTCTCTCATGGATTTCAAGGTCCTGGTGGATGGTTTATTGATAACTGTTTGACTACTTTGAATGAGAAGTGTCCTGTGTGTGAACACAACAATACATTATGGAACTCTGGTGTTGAAGCTAATAAAGATGTTGCTCGTAAACAAAAACGCAAGTTGAGTTATGTTGCAAACATCTTGGTCGTATCAGACCCAACCAATCCAAATAACGAAGGTGAAATCAAACTGTATAAGTTTGGTAAGAAAATCTTTGATAAGATTACTGAAGCAATGAATCCTGAGTTTGCGGATGAAACACCTGTTAACCCATTTGACTTGTGGGAAGGTGCTAACTTCAAGTTGAAGATTCGTAATGTTGAAGGTTATCGCAATTATGATAAATCAGAATTCGCCACACCAGGTGCATTAC